TTAATAACAAAAAGGGGGCTTGAAAATAGCCCCCAATAATAAAACTAAGAAAAAATGAAAAGAATTATTTGTACAATTTGTCAATTATTGAAATCATGGATTCTTCAGAACCATCAGATTTCTCAAAAACATCATTTGCTCTCACAACGTGATGTGGAAAAATTACACGAGTTACATCGTATCCTCCAAGGTCTCCCTGGATATAAGCGACATCCATCAACACTTCTAATTGAAAGCATCGGCGATTTATCACTTCTTTCTCAGGAGAATCAAGGTCGGGTGGCGTGCCTAATGAAGAAAGATTTTCTCGTTCGAAACGCCAAAGAAAAAACTTTGCAAGCCAAACCTTGTCGTTTTTCTCTTCATCGTGCGAGAAAAGTGTAGCTAACGATGAAACATAATAATTTCTTAAAGCTTCTAATTGAGCCTTTAATAAAATAACTTCTAAATTCATAATTATATAATTTATTATTCACTACAAAAATACAAAAAAAAATGAAAAGATATATAGTAGTATCAGATACTGAAAGAGAGCGTTTGGTGCGTGTTTATAAAGTTAATGCTCGTACAGTGTATAATGCATTGACATATTCAAGCGACAAAGGTCGTGGATTTACAGATACAGCAAAGCGAATTAGAGAAGACGCCTTAAGACATGGTGGAGTTATCATGAATGGCGATTGCGTGGAGATGGAAACTCTTCACTTTCACGACAAAACAATTGTGCAAGTATTTCCTGCAGATAGAGAGATACGTATAAGTGGAGATAAAGCAAGACTTTACAAACAAGGCAAACTGATAAAAGAAATAGAAACCCCACTTATTGCAGAATTGGAAAAGCTTCAAGATGAAATACGCCCACATTTAAGAGATTATACTAACGTCCAAAGATTATAATAATGATTGAATATTACAACGATAAACTTTGCATCCCTTCAAAAGAATTAATTGAGCGTGGATTGTTAAGTGAGCCAAATTATAAACAGATGGCTGCACGAAAAAAGTTTTGTGTTGTACGCCAAGGAAAAGGACTAGGAAACTACGCTTTAGTCGCAGTCGATAGTCTTCCATCTGATATGAAAGAAGCAGTTAGAGAGTGGTATCCAAATATCGAAATAACACGCCTTGTGAAGTGGATAAAAGATAACTACATCTATGATAGAAACGCTTATAATTTCTATTCAGACGAAGAGTTATGTGGCGCAAAACTTTCACAAAAGCACATCTTAGAATACACCAACAATGCAAGTGTAATTCAGTGCGCAATATCACTTTATAATAATGCAAAAGCGCAGCACCAGGTGATGGGTGAAAGATACGACTGGGAGATGATGACACAGTGTCTGGACTTGATAAAAAAGGAATTTAACCACACGCTGCCTTCAAGTGTTATTCGCTTTCGAAAGAAAGTGAATGAATTTAAGAAACAAGGCTATAAATGTTTGATAAGTGGAAAGTTTGGTAATCAAAACACCAGACGTGTAGACTACAAAACAGAGCAGTTGATTCTTGGTTTAGCGATACAGGGCAATCAACCCTTTGCAAAGCAAGTTCATGATATGTATATTTCTTTCGTTTGCGGTGAAATTGAAGCTTTCGATCCAACGACAGGTGAAATGTTTAACCCAGATGAATTTGTCGACAAAAAAGGTGAACCTAAAAAATTGAGCGAAGCAACCATAAACTTCTATATGAACAAACCTAATAATAAGGTTTTGATTGAGCATAAATTGAAGAGCTGGACCAGCTTTATGCATGAAAATGCGCCACACGTACATCGCCATGCTCCAGAGTTCTCTCTTTCAAAGGTGAGTTTTGATGATAGGGATTTGCCACGCAAGTTGAAAGATACTAAACTTAGACCAAAAGCATATTATGCTTACGATGTTGCAAGTCAATGTGTGGTTGGTGTCGCTTACAATCGCTACAAAACAACCGATATAGTAATAGAATGCTTTAGAAGTATGTTTAGACTGCTAGATAGACACGGCTGGGGCACTCCTGCACAAGTCGAGGTTGAAAATCACTTGATGACGCAATGGAAAGATAACTTCTTAAAAGCCGATGTGATGTTCCCATTTGTGCGTTTCTGCGCTCCTCAAAACTCTCAGGAAAAGTATGCAGAACAGATGAACGGTGGAAAAAAGAAAGCAGTTGAACATCGCAACCACTTAGGCATTGGACGCTTTTACGGCAAAGGCAAATGGCGTACAGAAAGCAAGAAGATAAGCGATGCGAGTAATGATTTGTACGAAGATAAAGAATATTACACTTGGGAGCAGTTAGTAGCTGAGGATGCTTACGATGTGATGGAATGGAACAATTCTCTTCACCCCAACCAAAAGAAGTACAAAGGCATGACACGTTGGCAAGTGTTTGAGGCAAACATCAATCCTACACTTCAACCAATTAATAAAGCTGTTTTAGCAAGATATATTGGTGAAAAGGTAGAAACGAGCATCAGAAGAAACAGCTATTGCAGAGTTGATCATCAAGACTGGTGGTTAAGTGATACAAGCGTTCTTGAAAAACTTGCGCCAAACAACATGAAAGTAGATGCTTACTATATTCCAGATGAAGAAGGTAAATACAATGAAGTGTACATTTATCAAAATGACATGCTGGTTGATAAATTGGAGAATTTAGGCACATTCAACACTGCAGACGCTGAGCAAACAGAAGAGGATAAAGCTATATTCTTGAAGCAACAAAAGAAGATTGCAAGCTTTAGAAAATACCTCGACGACAATTCTATTGCAGATGTTGGTGTTATAAGAGAAAAGGAAACTTATATCGAAGATGAGCAAGAACTTGCTGCAGACGTTCAACCTCTGGAGGAAGAAGAAATAACAACAACGGCAGTAACGGACTACAGCAAACTTGCTTTAAGCGATTATTAAAAATAGCCATGTTCTTAATATAAAATGATAGTATAATTATTTCGGAGTGTGGTTTGTGAAAATAGCACTTCTTTTAAACAAAAACAAACAACGTTCAAATAACATTTAAACTCTATTTAAATATGATTACAAACGACATAAAGACACGAATTATCGAAGCTATTAAAGCTAATCGTGAAAATTATCCAAGTGATGCAAAGCACGCAGCAGCATTAGGTATTAATACTGCAGTGTATAGCGCAGTGAAAAACGGACAAACAGACAAAGTTTTGAGTGATGCTAGTTGGATTGCAATAGCAAGAAGATTAGATGTAGAATTGCGTTCAAAGATTGAATGGAGAGCAGCCAAAACACCTACATATCTTTATATAATGGCACAACTCGAGTTCTCACAAAACTCTTGTACAAGTGGAATACTTTGCGACATTCCAAATATTGGCAAAACATTTACAGCTCGCCTATACGCTTCAAGTCATAAAAATGCAGTATATATCGATTGCTCACAGGTAAAAACAAAGCTAAAGCTAATTAGAAAGATAGCTAAAGAGTTTGGTGTGAATAGCAATGGACGATATAGCGACGTTTACGATGATCTTGTGTTTTACCTTCGCAGTATTGATCAACCTTTGATTATTCTAGATGAAGCAGGAGATTTGCAATATGAAGCATTCTTGGAACTTAAAGCTTTGTGGAATGCGACTGAACGCTGTTGCGCTTGGTATATGATGGGTGCAGATGGTTTAAAGGAAAAAATAAACCGCTCTATTGAGTGTAAAAAAGTAGGTTATACTGAAATGCTTTCACGTTATGGTGATAGATATTCAAAGGTAACACCAGATGATGGCAAAGAAAGAGAGAAGTTTTTGAGAGAACAGGCGCACATTGTAGCGAAGCTTAATGCACCAGAAGGCACAGATATAAAAGCAATAGTGTTGAAGACACAAGGCGGTTTGAGACGTGTTTATACTGAAATAGAAAAATTGAGAACTATCTAAAAGTAAGTGAGATGAAAATATTTGAGATGGAAATGGAAGCAGCCTTAAAAGGCATTCACTCTGAACTTGCAGAAATGAATAAAACAAAGCACATTGATTATGAGCAACGCAAGTATGAAGTGATGAAAGATGTTTTTACAAACACCATTGTAAGAATGGTCGTAAAAACTGATGAGGTTGCAGATACATTTATAGAGAGAGCTTTGAGATTTAGCGAGAAGGCTGCAGACAAGTTCATTGAACGATTAAAAGCTGGAGGTGAAAAAAGATGAGAAAGCAAACCAGACTATACAGTTTAAACGATATATCACAGCGTAAATACAAGACTATAAATTGGGAAGGGCAATGGAAAGAGGCTTTTGGTTGTCCTGCAATTAACGAGACATGGTTTATTTCTGGAGCATCAGCGCAAGGAAAAAGTTCTTTTGTAATGAGACTTGCAAAAAAGCTTTGTGAATATGGAAAAGTTCTTTATGTAAGCGCAGAAGAAGGGATAAGACAATCGTTTCAACGAAGAACAAAGATGTTCAACATGGAAGAAGTGAAAGAGCAGTTCTTTGTGATTGTGAATCCTAATATCGAGGCTTTAAAAAGTCGATTAGCAAAACGCAAGAGTCCTCGATTTGTTATTATAGATAGCTTTCAGATGGCAAATTGGACCTATCAAGATGCAATGGAGTTGATAGAAACATTCAATAAGAAAAGCTTTATTTTCATTTCGCAAGAGTATAAAAGTCGTCCGATGGGTGCAGATGCAGTTAGATTGAGATATGCAGCAGGCGTAAAGATTCGAGTGTCTGGCTTTATGGCACTTTGTTCTGGACGTGAAAAGGAAACTGCAGGAGGTGGCGGTTTTGTCGTATGGGACGAAGGAGCGATAAGATATGGAAATAAAATTGCAGTTGAAAAGAAAAACGAGATAGACAATGAAGAATGAAGAACAACCAAAGCCTTTGCTATGTAGGTTTAAAGCAACTATTAGCGTTAAGACAAATGGGAAGTTGTTTAGCTTTAGTAAAACTGCAGGATTTGTTGATACGAAAGGCGATAAACGTTTGCAGGAAGAAGTGAAACAATTATTAATGAAGTCTTACAAAGAGATGGCGAATACCAATAAAGAACTAAGACGCAAGTTAAACATTCAAGAAACTTCTAAAGTTAGAATATACATCTCTGTAAAAGTTTTAGAGTGTGATAGATTAATAACATTGAAATAAACAACAACGATGAGTAAAGTAAGTGAAATAATTAATTTAACAACGCCTAGTTATCCTGGCAATTCTAATCCAATAAGCACTGCAGGTGTTGTAAGATTGAATAAAGATTGCAAGACAGTTGCAAAAGAACAGGTGGTAAGTGAAAATCACTTCTGCAACAAATGCCAGGGTAATGGCTATTTTTGGTCGCACAACTCATACAATGAACCAGTGAAAGAGCCTTGCTCAATGTGTGGAGGAACTGGTGTACTAGATGCAGTTGTGACAATAGAATGGAAGCAACAAAATACAAATAAATAATAAGTAAAGATGAAAAATATTTTAACGAACATTGCAAGTTGGTTTAGAACTACTTGCGAAAATGAGAAAAAGGCAAGAAGAATTGAACTTGAGAATAGAGTTTGCAACGATGCAAAAGTGGCAATTCAAGTAACTGAATATAATGGTACTTTGTATGTTTGCCACAACGAATTGCCTTTGATTCCTGTTGAGAGCTTAAAAAATGGCGTGAATGATACTTTAACTGTTGCACGTCAAGTTTATGTAGACTACAAATTATCGCAATATGAGAGGTAAATTTTATTTTGAAACAAGGTGTGGAAAGAAGCACCCAAAGTGGATTAAGCTACTAGAGCAATATTTTCGCTTTATCACTTCTAAAAGCAATGAAAGTTTTACGTGGATTACACTTTGCGCAGAAATGAACGAGGAACTTCTTGCAATAAAAAAGCGAACAGTTCTGAATGAAAAAACCAATCTCACTGCAGAGATTTGCGAAGATAAGGGTGAGTACTCCATTGAGATTAAAAGAAACCAAGTGACAATGGCTGTTATTCGATTTAGAGAGCATTAGAGAATGAAAAAGGTAAATAA